GTGAACCAACAGTTACATTAGGAACAATTTCAGGAGATGCAAGTCCATTAGCATTTCCAACATCACACGCAGATGATGTATCAGCAACAACAACCAAAGTTACATTTAGAGTAAATGCAGGCACAGCCGGCAATGTATATCCAGTAGAAGTAAAAATAGTTACATCAGCAGGAGATACGGATGTAAGACATTTTAGAATTATTTGTAAAGACAAAGGATTAGAATAATGGGAATAGTACCAGATAACAGAGGAAAGAAATATAAAACACACGACACAGAGATGATTAGGAGATTAGCATCTACAATGTGTACCTATGCGGAAATAGGTTACATTATAGGTATGACTGGTGACGGTGTTAAAAGAAGATTTAACAAAGTTATCGAACAAGGTAGAGCAAAAGGAAAGGCAAGCCTAAGACAGGCGCAGTTTGAAAAAGCCTTACAGGGTGATACAAGAATGCAAATATGGTTAGGACGTAATTTCTTAGAGCAGAAAGATGACCCTAATGCACAAGAAAATTCACAACCACTACCATGGGACGAGGATAAAGAATAATGAAACTATCTGTACCACAAAAAACAGTAGCACAAGATTTAGCAAGATTTAGAACAGTTATTGCTGGTAGAAGATTTGGCAAAACAACATTAGCAATTAGAGAAATATGCTACCATGCAAAAACACCTGATCAAATATGTTGGGCAGTGTTGCCAAGTTACAGACAAGCAAAAATGGTATGGTGGGATCAACTAAAAACAAAATTAAAAAGTTTAAATTGGGTAAGAAAAATAAATGAAGCAGAATTATCTATCGTGTTAAAAAACAACAGCAAGATATGTTTAAAAGGTGCAGACGGCGCCGGTTTTGAAAATTTAAGAGGAAGTCGTTTGGATTTCTTAGTGTTAGATGAAGCGGCAAACATTCCATCACAGGCATGGACAGAAGTATTAAGACCAGCACTTGCTGATTCAGAAGGAAAAGCATTGTTTATTGGAACACCAAAAGGTGTTGGTAATTTTTTATATGACTTGTATCAAGCAGGTGAAGACACAACACAAGACCAATGGAAATCATTTTCATTTACAACAGCACAAGGTGGCTTTGTTAGTGAATTAGAAATACAACAAGCAAAAAGAGATTTAGATGCAAAAACATTTGAACAAGAATTTGAAGCAACTTTTGTAACATACAGTGGAATGGTATATTATGGATTCAAAAGATCAGAGAACGTGAAAGAATTTAGATTTACAAAACCACAACAAATTATACACGTGGCAATTGATATGAACATTGACCCAATGTCAGCAGTTTGTTTTGTTATAACAGATGGTAAAGTTGTTATTATTGATGAAATTGAAATGTTTGGATCAAATACAGATGAATTAGTGAACGAGATCTACGCAAGGTTCCCAGGCACTAAAATATTTGCATACCCAGATCCAGCATCAAGACAAAGAAAAACGTCAGCAGGTGGACGTACAGATTTAAGTATACTTGCAAATGCAGGTTTTATTGTTAAAGCACCAAACAAACATATGCCAGTAAGGGATAGAATTAACTCAGTAAATTCAATGCTTTGCAATGGTAAAGGAGAGAGACAGATATTGATACATCCAAAATGTAAAAGATTAATCAGTTGTTTGGAAAGACAAATTTACAAACCAGGCACATCACAACCAGACAAAGAGAATGGTTGGGACCACATGAATGACGCACTTGGTTACGGTATTAGTTACTTGTTCCCAATTACAAGACAGTACACACATAATCAACCACAAACAAATTGGACAGTGAGGATATAACACATGGCAGACCCATCAGAATTTACAGTGAATAAAGGTAAAACAGTATCAGGCAACAGTTACGAAAGTTTAGGTGTGCATAAAGAATACAGATCACACTATCCAAGATGGCGGTTCCTTTCAAAAAGTTACCTTGGTGGCTATGAATGGAAAATGGGTGAGTACCTTACCAAATATGTTTATGAATCAGGTGGTGAATATGGCAAAAGAATAGCCAGCACACCATATGATAACCACGTAAAATCAATTACACACATTTATAATTCATTCTTGTACAGAAATGAACCAAGAAGAGATTATGGTTCTATTAAGCACAGACCAGAATTAGAAATGTTTTTACAAGATGCTGACTTTGAAGGAAGAAGTTGGGATTCATTTATGAGAGATGTTAATACATGGAGTACAGTTTATGGACACGTGTTAGTATTACTCGACAAACCAAAATCAAATGCAAATACAAGGGCGGAAGAATTAGATCAATTAATTAGACCATATGCAAACTTGTACACACCAGAAAACATACTAGATTGGGAATACAAAAGAACAGCAACAGGCACATATGAATTAACATATCTAAAACTTTTAGAAATTGAACAACAAGCATATGGCAGACCTACAAATTATTATGTAAGAGAATTTACAAAAGACACAATTAAACTTTCTAAAGTTGATACAAAACGAAATATGAATACTGAGGCAATAGACGAAATGCCAAACGAACTTGGCAAAGTACCAGCAGTGTTTGTGTATGCTAACAGAGGACCAATAAGAGGTATTGGTGTAAGTGATGTTGGTGATATAGCAGATATGTCAATGGCTGTATCGAATGAATGGTCTGAATGTGAACAATTAATTAGATTAACCAACCACCCAAGTTTAGTTGTTACACCAGAAGTAGACACAACAGCAGGTGCTGGTGCAATTATCAAAATGCCAAATGAAACAGATGCAGGATTAAAACCTTATTTGTTACAACCAGGCGGACAGAGTATTGATGGCATATTAAAAAGTATTGATGACAAAATAAAAGCAATAGATAGAATGGCACACTTAGGTGCAATAAGAAGCATTGAAACAAGACAAATGTCCGGTGTTGCTATGCAGTCGGAGTTTTTATTATTAGATGCCAAACTATGTGAAAAAGCAAAAAATTTACAATTAGGTGAAGAACAAATTTGGAGATTATTTGCACAATGGATTGGCGAAACGTTTGATGGAGAAATAAAATATCCAATGGCGTTCCACATCAGAGATAAAAACTTAGATATGGATATCCTTAAAAAGGTTTCAGAGATTTCAGCAAATATGGCTAAAACTGATGATAAAAACACACAAAGAATTATCAGCAAAAAAATAAAAGAACTGTTGGCACATGACGAAGAGGAATTATATGAAATGTTACATCCTATTACAACGCCAACATCTAGATCCGAACACATCCAAGAAATGATAATGGACGGTTACACGGATCAGCAAATGTTACAAATTCATCCAGAGATTAGTTCTGCAGAAATAAAAGCGACTAAAGATCAATTATTGAATAGTAACAATGAGCAAACACAAACACCACCAGAAGACTTATAAAAATCTTAAAATTAAAATTTACGAGATTGAAAAACTCTTAGATAGGATATCACGACGAATGAAAAGAAAATGTATTTGTGAGGTGAAATCTTTATTGAAAGGTTGGGATGGATGGTGGGCAAATAAAAAGGAGAGACTAATGCCATATAAAAGTAAGAAGCAAAAAATGGCTTACAAAGCATCAGGTGGTTGGAAGAAATCTAAACCTACTGGAAAAAGTAAGTCTTATACAAAGAAAAAGAAATAATATAAATCTAAGAATAGTACTGTATTAAATAATGCAAGAAAAGGAAAACTAAATGAATCCAAGAATAGTCCACAAGCATTTGTTGGTGCGAGCTGAAGTAAATTCACCACCACTGTTCAAAGACAGAGAAAAATTAGACAATGAGATAAAAAGTCTAATTAAAAAGATTGATATGAGAATATTGTCAGGTCCACACACAGTATGGTCAGATATAGAAGGCAACGAAGGATACAGTTCTGTTGCTATTATAGATACAAGTTCAATTACATTTCATAGTTGGTTAGAACCATCGGTGATACAATTGGATGTTTATTCTTGCAAAGATTTTAAAATAAAAACTATCTTTAATTGGCTAGCACAATTTGATTTAGAGAAAGTTGATTACAAATATTTAGATAGAGACAAAGGATTCAAAACATTAGACAACAATGAATTAAATTGGTGGGATAAAGAATATTATAATAAAATAGAAAAATTAAAACAAAAGGATCCATTTATATACAAATGATGAATGAGGTAGACATAGATGGCAGGGAGCAAAAACAGAAAAGGTCCATCAATACCGGGGCCAAAGTATTACATAAAAGGCAGAGAAGTAAGACCTTGTCAATTCTATCAAAAGAAGATTACCTCCAATGGTTACAAAATGTTAAGATCAGCGAATTACATAGATACGGGAGAATTGGTAAAGAATTCGCAAGGTAGAGCAATGCCTTGGAACATGATTAACTTCGATTAAAACTTATGCCATACAAAGGAAAACTAGGCGGCAATGCAATAGAAACGTCAGTTAGTATAGCATTGGACAATGCTTACAAAGAGTACAAAGAACTTAACAGACGTACTATAGAATGGCAATCACAACAGAGTGCATTCAAGGCAAGGAAGGCTTTGAAGAAAATTAAAGACCTTGCACATCTAAGAAAACTTGAATTGTTAACACTTTACACAATAGATCCAAAACGTTTACCCAAAACCTAAAATTTATTCATACGCACTTTAAACAAGTAAATACTGCTATAGATAACAATACAACTCCAAAGGAGGAACTGATAATGGAACAGTATGCAAATCCAGAAGTCAACACTGCAAAGACTATTGAGAACGAAGCAGTCGACTCTAAAGTTACACCAAGTAACGACCAATCTCAAGAAGAGGTATCAACACCTAAAACATTTACTCGAGAAGAGTTTAATGATGCAATGGCGGCTGTACGTAAAAAGACAGAAGCAAATGTGTTAAAAAAATTCCAAGGAGTAGACGTTAACAAGTATCGTTCTATGTTAGAAAAGGAAGAAGAAGTAGTACTTGAGGAACAGAAGAAACGAGGTGAATTTGAAAAAATTCTAAAGGACACTGCTGAAAAGAAAGACCAAAGAATTGCTCAATTACACAATCAGTTGAATTCAATCAAGGTTGATGATTCACTGCTTCAGTCTAGTAGCAAATATCGTGCTATTAATCCGGAGCAAGTCGTAAGGCTAGTCAAAGACCAAGTTAAATTGAATGATACTGGAGATGTTGAAGTTGTGGATAAGAATGGAACTCCACGCTATGCTGAATCTGGAGAACCTTTAACGGTCGATAATTTGGTTAAAGAATTCTTAGATACCAACCCGCACTTTATTAGTGCTGGTCCATCAGGTAGCGGAGCAAAATCAAATACACAAACAGACGGCGTAAAACCAGTTGATATCTCCAAGTTGGATATGAAAGATCCAGCACAAAGAAAAATTTATGCTGAGTATAGAAAAACACAAGGCATAAGTTAATATTAACACATTAGACATAAGGAGATAAAAATGGCTGATGAAACTAAACTAGCATCCGGTGGTGTTGATGATTTAATTGCATCGATAGTAGCGGAAGCACAATTTGTGGCGGCAGAACGTTCAGTAATGAGAAATCTTGTTAAGAACTTTGCAATCCCACAAAACAACGGTGGAATGGTATTACAAGTACCAATCTACTCAACACCAGCGGCGGCGGCAGTTGCAGAAGCAACTGACTTGTCAAATACTGCTGTAACAACTTCAAAAGTTGACATTACACTTGGAGAAGTAGGTGTAATGACTACTGTAACGGATCTTGCTTTGAATTATTCAAAACAAAACGTTATCAGTGATATGGGAAGACTTTTTGGTGAAGCAATCGCTAAGAAAATGGATACAGATTTAACTGCATTATTTTCTGGCTTTTCAACATATGCACTAGGATCTGCAACTGATACGCAAACAGAAATGACTGCGGCTCACTTGTTTGCGGCGGCGGCTAAATTAAAAGCAACTGGCGTACCTGGACCATATTTTGGTGTATTCAATCCAAAATCAATCTACAACATGAAGAAAACAATGACTTCAACATTCATTCCACAAGGTAACACAGGCGTTGTTAATCAAGCAATGACTGAAGGTTATATTGGAAGAATAGCAGGTATCGATATTTTCGAAACAGGCAACGTTGAAGCAGACTCGGCTACAAGTGCAGTTAACGGAGTATTCTCTAAAGACGCACTTGCAATAGCAATGGGTTCAGATCTGAAAATTAATACTCAGAGAGATGAATCTTTAAGAGCAACTGAAGTTGTAGCAACTGCTGTATACGGTGTGTCTGAATTACATGACACTTACGGTATACAAATACCAGTAGACGCAACGGTATCATAATAATAATTGATTGGAGGTTTATACCTTCGCTCATAGTTAGAAAAGGCCCTGTAGAAATATGGGGCCTTTTTTTTTATTAGTGTTTAACACACTTGCACATCCAATAAATAAACTTTAGCAAGAAGGACTTGCACACACACTTTAACAGGAGGACTTTTAAGTGGCTAACTTTACAACCGATTCCGATCTCGAACAATATGAGCCGGATATCAAAAATTACGGAATCCAAGACTTTTCGGATCTCCACGCACTATCAACAGCAGACGTAAAAAGAGACATTGAAATAGAATGGTGGCCTAGAGCAAACTATGGACGTTATGATATTTCTGCAGGTACTACAACATCATTTGAAGACAGTTTACTTGTAGACAGCCAATGGACAAGATGTGCAGTATATCATGTACTAGGCTTTTTTGTTTACCCACGTTTAAGCACGTTCTCTCCAGAAGGTGATGTATTCAGAGAAAAGATGGCCTATTACAGGCAAGAATACAAAACAGAATTTGACAAAATTTTAAGACAAGGAGTCAAGTACGATTTTGATAGCAGTGGGACAATTACAACATCAGAGAAAAAACCTACACACTTCAATCGTCTTGTAAGATAATAACAAGATATGAGTGCCAGAGAAAACATAGCAAAAGATATTGTTGAACAATTACAAAATATGAGTAACCCAGCACCCGCTTTGGTTACAAGAGAGTTTTTTGAATTTGACAAATTAGCAATTACACAGTTTCCTGCTATATTAGTTGTTAGTGCTAATGAAGAAAGAGAAGATATTAGTTTAACTGAAAGACAAGCAGTACAACAAGTTGAATTACGTTGTTTTGTTAGAGGTACACAATTAGATACAATTCGTAATAATGTAATTGAGAGAATAGAAGAACAACTTGAAGACGAAGGCAGAGATCGTAATATAACAGTGGACAATACAGTTACACACTACGTAAATTCAAATATAACAAATATAGAAGTAATTGAAAGAGTTGCTCCAATTGGGCAAGTTAATTTAACACTTACAGTTACGTATGTATATAAAAGAGGTAATGCATAATGGCAATACAAATGTATGATAAACAAGGGAATTCTAAAATAGTCGACAACCCACAGGTTCAAGACCATTTAAGATCAGGCTGGAAATTTAAAAAACCTGTTGTGACTGAAAAGCCACAAAAAGAAATCCAAACTAAACCACATTGGCGACAGCGAAGAAGAATTAAAATACTCAAAGCTGATGCTGATGTAATCAATAATAATAACAAGGAGGATGAATAATGGCAACAAATACAGCCGTTTATTCGGGACACAGTGGCGTCGCTAAATTTGACGTTGGCGGTTCTGCAACATTAGTAGCTTCAATTACTGCATTCGGTATTTCAAATACTGGCGATGCTTTAGAAACTACTGTTTTAGGGAGTTCCGCAAGAACTTACCTACCAGGGTTAACAAGTGCTACTGGATCTATAAGCCTACTTTGGAGAGATGATGATGCGGCACAATTAGCATTATATTCTGGACCAGGTGCGGCCGCGGCAACATTAGAACTATACCCATCAGGACAAAGTACTGGTATTAAATTATCAGGCGAAGTTATTGTAACTTCTCATTCAATTGAGACAGGCCTAGACGGCGCTGTTACAAGCGAATGTGCGGTGCAATTCACAGGTGCGATAACAAAAGCTGACCTATAAGGAGATAACATCAAATGAGGGTTTGGTTTCAAGCAGGATTGCTTACTAAGATTATGAATAACAACGTTAGTAAAATCGTTGATAATATTAGTGCGGACTTGCTGAAAGAGGTCATACGTAGATCACCTGTACGTTAAGGCCTGTTCAAAAGAAGTTGGAGAAAACGTGGCAGTGGAAGAAATTATCAACTTTCTAATTCACAATCATATGGACACGC